ACAACTGCTAGAGATAACATCATTGCCAATATCGCTGCTGCTTCTGATGTCCCTGCAATGCTACTCAAAGATGAAGCATTCACCCAAGGCTTTGGTGAAGGTACTGAAGATGCAAAAGCCATTGTCCAGTATATTGATGGTATTCGAGTTGACATGGAATCTTTGTTCCGATTCTTTGACAAGATCGTAATGCACCGAGCTTGGAATAAAGAATTATTTGAATCTATTCAATCTGCCTATCCAGAGCAATATGGCAAGATGACCTATGAGCAAGCATTCTATTCATGGAAAAATGCTTTCAAACCTGAGTGGGAATCACTCATGGAAGAACCGCCAAGCGAAAAAGTCAAAGTTGATGACATTAAGCTAAAAGGTGTTACTGAAGTGCTTCGTACAATGCTTCCAGTTATTGATCCACAAAATAGAGCAAATTTAATTCAATGGGCTGCTGACAATTTGAATGAAATGCCAGATATGTTCCAAAGCTCTATGCAATTGGATGCTGATGCAATTGCTGAATATGAAATTCCAGAAGCGGAAGAAACCAATTTACCTAAACTTGCATAATGAAATTTTTTAATAAAAAAACTGGTAATACTATTGAACTTCATCCTAAACAAGTTCCAGTAATCATTAGTTTAATTAGGTCTGATGAATATATTCCAATAATTTCAAAAAATGATGATGGAGAACATTGGATTACATTAAATGGTGGTGAAGGTAAGGGTGAACATATTCTCATTAATGGTGAGGGTAAAGTCATGGCTGGTGCTGGTGGAAAATTAACTGGTAAAAAACTTAACAATGTCAAAAGCAAATCTAAGAATGTTGAAAAACATGGCGCACCAATTCCTCAATATCCATCAAAACCAAGTTCTACAAAAGAAAAAACTGAACTTTCTTTGACCGAAAAAGGAAATAATTCTTTAGAAGAAATAAATAAATTAACAAAATCAAGCTCTTATGAGGAAATCAAAAGTGCTTATGATAAAGCAATGGATGTATATACAGAATTAAGATCAAATAGAACAAAAGATGAAAATGCAATTTTTTGGAAATTGTTTGATTCTGTGAGCCAATTAAGACAAAAATTACAAAAAATAGAAAATAAATCTGTTTCAGTTAGCGCATTAAAAACTAATGAATCTAATACATCATTTGTAAAATCATCAGTCGATAATATTAAAAATGATTTGAATTCAAAATTTAATATGAATTTTGTAAATGGAATATCAACTGATGAATTAAATAATCTTTGGAGAGAAACATCTCAATTAAAAAGAGAAGGAAAATTCGAAGAAGCCATTCAAAAAGAAAAACAATATCAAGAAATAAAAAGTAAAACTGCTGGTCTTAATGTTAGATCGCATACACCTGTAGATATTACAAAAAATACACCAGCAGCTAAAAAACAAAGATTAATTGTTGGAAAAATTGCTGACTCATTTAGCGATTTAGAAAGTCGTGGATGGGATATTAAAGAAGCATTAGGTAGAGGAAAAGTTGCTTATGCACCTGCTGGAGTTGGTAAAGCTGGTGGTCATGCTTTTCAAGAAAATGGAGTTGGATATTTTTCTATTTCTCATTCTAAATATTATGATCCTGAATACATAGCAGAACAAAAAAAATACAATGAAAATAGAGAAAAAGCTGGAAAACCTAAATGGACAGTAGGTGGTGGCACAGATTATGAATTGCAAGCTACTATTATTCATGAAATGACCCATGCGCTAGGCTTGCAATCAAACATAAATTCACCTAAAAAATTAGGGGAAATAATTCAAAAGTTAAATAGAGAAGGCAAATTAACTGGATTTCCTAATGAAACACCTGATATGAATAACTATACAAGGGCTAATGAATTTATTAAATGGAAAATTTCAGAATATGCAACAAAAAATATTAAAGAAACTGATGCAGAATTAGCTACATTGGTGACAAGTCCAGATTATATTAGAGGTACTTTGCCCAAAGAATTGGAAGATCATGTGGATGAATTATTTATGAGGAAAAAATAATGTCTTTACCAATACCTAAAAATATTAATTTTAAAATGCCCAAAACAACCGAACAAGAGTTTTTTAATGCCAGCGCACAAGGTTGGGATGAAGATGCTGATTTATTAAAAACTGGTGAATGGGACAATTACGAAGAAAATTCAGAAGAATGACTTTCTATGAAGTGCTAACTGCTGCCTGGGAATTATTTTTATTAAAGATTGGTTCTAAAAATGAAATTTAAAAATTTAAAAAACAATACTTTTGTTAATGCTGTTGGAGATTTGGCTCAAGACCTTTTAAAAGACAAAAATTATCGCCTGGCTGTTGATGCTGATTTTAAAGAATCGGAGCATCCAAGGGATAAAGATGGCAAATTTGGTTCAGGTGGTGGCGGTTCTTCTGCTGCTATTCCTAAAGCATCAAAACCTGAAAAAACTGCCTCTAAAAGTGAAAAACCTAAGAAATCATCTAAATACCCAAACGAAATAGAAATATCAGATCATGTAATGGTTGATAAATTTCGTGATGAATGGGTAATAACTGTATTTACCAGCGATGGTAAAAAAGGTCAAACTTTTGGAGCTAAAAACAAAGAAGATGCTTTAAAAAAAGGTAAAGCATGGTCAAAACTTAGTGATCCTGAAATATTGGAACTAATGAAGCCTGAATGGGAAAAATGACCTTCTTTGAAGTTCTGACCGCAGCCATCAATGACATGATGGAGTATGGCTTTGATTCTCAAAGTCGAGTAGACAATTGGCTTAAAAAGATTAAAGAAGCAGCAGAAAAGGTTTTGATGTCAGAAGCCCAGATGCAAAAGGAAATGGAAAAGGCTTTAAATGCAGCCTTTTCTCGCCTGGTGACTAAAGGCGGTCTAGTAAATAAAGAAGTATCTAAATACGATATTGACAGATTAAAACCAAAACTTAGGTCTGAACTAGATCGCAGGATCATGGCTTCTGCAAACTTGATTAAATACAATCGAGAGCAAAGTATTACAGATGTACTCAGAAGATTTGAAGGCTGGGCTACATCCATTCCTAAAGGCGGTTCTTTGGCTGTCGACAAAGTTAAAGAAAAACAAAATATTAAAAAGTCTTTAGCAAAAATGCCTTTTAATCAAAGGCGAGTTGTAATAGATCAAACCCATAAATTGATTTCCAACATTAATGATATTGTCGCTGTTGATAATGGCGCAATTGCTGGTAAATGGCATTCTCATTGGAAACAAATTAATTATGATTACCGCAAAGATCATAAAGAAAGGGATGAAAAGGTTTATGTCATTAGAGGTAATTGGGCAAGCGAAAAAGGATTTATTAAAGCTACTAATGGATATACTGATGACATTACCACTCCAGGTGAAGAAGTATACTGTCGCTGTTATTACAAATATATTTACAGTTTGCGAAAGATGCCTGAAGAAATGCTTACAAAAAAAGGCAAACTAGCGTTACAATCGTCAAAAATACTGTAAGGTAGTTTTATGCCATTTGAATCTTTTATAAAATTCTGCAAAGAATGTAATATTCAGTTAAAGCTGAATAACAGCAGAGATATAGAAAGAAAAAACTTTTGTAGTCATAGTTGTAGAGCAAAATTTACAAAATTACATTTAAAAACAGATGTTATTAAATTAATATCTTTGATGAACACTCCAGAAGCCAATGCTAAAAAGGCAAGAAAAGGCGAATTAAATGGTAGATGGATTAAAGATAGAAATGCTTTGCAACATCGTGGGCGCTTTGAGAATTATGAATGGAAGCGTAAAATAATGATTTGTGATGAATATACTTGTCAACATTGCAAAAAAATTGGCGGAAAATTAGAAGTTCACCACAAAGCTCCTTATAAATTATTTAAAAATTTGCGTTTTGAAACAAATAATGGTTTAACATTATGTAGTTCATGCCATAAACAATTACATTCTGCATTTACAAAAATGTTTGGTGCAATTAGCTCTATTCGGAATATAAATTATGCCATTTGAGTCATCTGCTCAAAGAAAAGCTATGTATGCTGCATTGGCAGGACATAGCAACATTGGAATTCCTAAAGAAGTGGCTAAAAAATTCATCAAACACAGCGAAGATGATTCTGGTGATTTCCCAGAAGAAGCTACTCCACTCAGCACTCCAGAATTTAAAGAAGATGATGAAATCGTCATTCGTGCTGGTAAAAAATATGAATTAAAGAAATTTCAAGGTGATTTAGCTGATGTAGCTAAAATCATCCAAGGTCTTAAAGACCAATCTCAAACAGTACCTAGATTTGGTCAAGATGCTGACCCTTGCTGGGAAGGCTATAAACAAGTTGGCATGAAAGAAAAAGATGGCAAAGAAGTACCAAATTGTGTGCCAGATGCTGCCGATCTAGTAGCTAAAACCCCAGAATTAGTTGCTCCAATTGCTAATAATGCTGGTGCAGCAGGTCGGGCTTCTGGAATCATGTTTGTTACTGGTGAAGGTCATACTTTATTAATTCGCAGAGGTTCAGGCGGTGGCGATTATCCTAATACTTGGTGTGTGCCAGGCGGTCATCAAAAAGAAGGCGAAACTTTAGAAGAAGCTGCTCGTAGAGAAACTAAAGAAGAAACTGGGATTGACTACAAAGGTAAATTAGAGGTATTACATGATGATGGTCAATTCTGCACTTATATTGCCAGAAATGTAGAAAAAGTTGATGTAAAACTTAATTATGAATCTACTGGCTATGATTGGTGCGATCCACTTTGCCCACCTTTGCCATTACATCCTGGTTTAGAAGTCGCATTCAAAATTGCATCCTCTAAGACTGAGACCGATGTTGCTCAGTTAATGGCTGATAACCTTATTCCAAGCCCACAAATGTATGCCAATATTATGTTATTGGCTATCCGCATTACTGGTACTGGATTGGCTTATCGGTCAAGTATTGGCGAAAATGTTTGGAGAGACCCATCACTTTATCTAAATGATGAGTTCTTAAAAAGATGTAATGGCTTAATGGTCATTATGGATCATCCAGATTCTGCGGTTCTTACTTCTAAGGAATTTAAAAATCGTGCAGTAGGAAGTATTATGCTTCCTTATATTAAAGGCGATGAAGTCTGGGGCATCGCTAAAATCTATGACCAAGATGCTGTAAATGAAATTTGTGAGGGAGAGATTTCTACCTCACCTTCAGTAGTATTTGACAATACTGCTGGAAACACTACACTAACTACTGAGAATGGCGAGCCACTCTTAATAGAAGGTGTTCCATTTCTTTTAGACCATATAGCTATCGTTACGAAAGCTAGAGGGTCTAGAGGTGTATGGGATAAGGGTGGCGATGCCACAGGAGTTCTTTTAAATAACCAAGAGGTGTCTGATATGAATGACAATACTATTGCACCAAAGGCAGATGCCCAAGGTGATAAGTTGGATGCTGTACTCGCTGTGCTAGGCGATTTGGCTGCAAGAATGGATGCGATGGAGAAGGAATTACCTGCTCCACCATTAGTTACTGCTGCTGATAAAAAAGCAAAAAAAGATGATGACATGAAGAAACATCGTAAAGATGACGATGAAGAAGCCATGCGTGATGATGAAGAAGAAGAAATGGCTAAAAAAGATGACGATGAGTCTGAATCTGAAGCTAAAGCCTATATGATGCGTAAAGCTGACAAGAAGCGTAAAGATGACGATTCTAAAAAGCGTAAAGATGCAGAAGGTTCTGATCCAAAAGAACATGGCAAAGCTGGTGAAATCAAGCCTGATGATGAAGGCATGGTTGAACATCCTGGTCACATGGAATTCAAAAAAGATGACGATGATGAGGAAGAAGAAGCAATACGTAAAGATGAAGAAGAAGCTGCAATGTGCGATGCACAAGCTAAAGCTGATTCTGTTTATGCTTCCTTCGGTAAATCTGCTTCTCGCCCATTAAAAGGCGAAGGTCTATTGTCTTATCGCAAGCGTTTGTTGCGTGGTTTGCAAGCCTACTCTGATAGCTACAAGTCAGTAAACTTGGCTTCCATCAAAGATGCACAATTGTTAAATATTGCTGAAAAGCAAATTTTCAATGATGCTTTGATGGCTGCTAAATCACCAACTATGTTCGCCCCAGATCAATTGATTGAAATTCATGAAAAAGATCGTGCTGGTCGTACAATCACGAAATTCAAAGGCGCAATGGAAGCATGGCTAGGTGACTTTAAAGTTCCTTCTATGCGAGTCAAAGAATTTCATCTTTTCAACAATAAGCGATAAGGAATAAGCCATGACCGCACAAATCTCTTTACAACCTATGGTAACAACTGTAGCTAGTGGTTTATTTAACACTAATAGCAATGGTTTTACTCAAGGAGATGCGCTAGATGATCCAGCAGTTAAGTTTGCTTTGGCATCTGGCACTTTATCAACTGCTGCAACAACTCCTTTGTGGGGTGGTGTACCTATTACTGAGTTGATCCCAACTTTGCAAAATGGTTACTATTCACAACCACAACCAGGTACTGATACATTAGGTGGAACAGTTGTTCAAGCTGGTGTTTCTTCTGCTCCTACTGGAATTGCTGTATATAACCAGGCATTTGCTGGTATTACAACTCCACAAAGCACAGCACCTTTGTTCTCACCTGGTATGTCTGTAAACTTCTACCGCTTTGGTAGTGGTGCTCGTATTCCATTGCCTTGCGATTCTTCAGTCGTAGCCTTGGATGGTTCATCCATTGCTGAAACTGTATACTGGGACACTACCAATTTGTTATTGACTACAACTGCTACAAGCAATTTTGCTGTACCTTGCAAAATTCTTCGCACAAGTACTGCCAACAATAAGTTAGTATCGTATTCAAGCGGTACTGGTAATGCTAACTGGACTTCAACTGGCTTTATTGCAGTTGTTCAAATCTAACAAAGGAAAAATATTATGTCAGGTTTTGCTCCTTCATTTGTAACAGTAAATCCGCATTACATGATGCCTGAGTTGATTATGCAATACAGCTTGGCTTCAGGTGCTTTTACTACCCTTGCTACAGAAAATCCAATGCCTCGCCTTGGCGAAGCGGATTTGTATGTTTATGCTAAAAAGATTCAGTTGACAACTCAGGTTTCAGCTAATCAATCTACAGCTAACCAACTGCCTAGCGCATCTGTAATTCCTTCAATGATCTCGACTGCAACTTATCGTCTGCAAACTCGTGCTCAGTATGACAACTTCGATGAAGCTGCTACTGGCGCATGGGGCTATGCGCTGCCACAAGCAATGCGCCTGGCTGCTCGTCAAGGTATTGCTCAACAATTGCGTAATGCGCTTTTGTATGGCTACAACCCTGCAAATGGCGAAGGTCTAGTAAACACCAATGGTGCTACCCATCAAGTTTTGGGTTCAGACACTAATGGCAATACTGGCTACAGCACATGGGATAGCGGTCAACTTGCTCAATACCTATTGAACATGATTGGCAGCTTGAAAGTGTCTACTTTGCAAATCGGTCAACCTTTGCGCTTGGTTTTCCTTGCTCCACAGCGATTCATTAGCCAAATCAGCTACTCTGGTGTAGTGTCATTGACACAATTCCAGCGTATCGGTGCTGGTGTTGAAACTGCTGCTGGCTTGGTCGAAACTGTTGCTCAATGGGCAGGTGGCGATGATGTATCTTTCGCTGCTGATGACACTTTGATCGGTCAAGGTGCTGGTGGTACAGATTTGATCCTCTTAATTGCTCCAGAATTGAAGATTCCTAAAGCAAATGCTCAAATCAATACCAACATTTTTGCAACATTGACACCTAATCAGACAGCAACTTCATTGATGCTTACTGATGTGTCTGCTCCTACTGAAATCCCTACTCCTATTGCTGATGGTGGTATTACTACCCTCTACACTATGCGTAGCACTTCAGGTTGGGGTATTCGCCCAGAAGCAATCAGCCTTTTGTCTGCTGCTTACTAAGCAATCTAGCCTTAATCAAAAAGCCACCTTCGGGTGGTTTTTTGTTATAGTAATACTACTTGTGTCAAGCCGAGTGTAGATTCAATGGGGGGCAGGGAATCCTTAAAGAAGATTCCGCTTGATCTGTCCCCCACCCAAATTGGGGAATTATGATGAAACTTTATGTAGCCAATTGCAGTAAACAAGATTTCAACTTCACTTATATGTTGTTGGAAAATCCTCGCCCATTTCATCACCGCATTCGTGCAGGTGGTCAATGGGAAATTAATGGTAGTCATGATGAAATTGACCATATTATTAAGCAACATTCTATTTATGGAATGATGGAAGCCAATAAAGTCAAAAAAGGCTTTGGTGGCATTGCTTATCGAATTGACAAGCCTATTAATGTGGAAGCTATTGAAGCTGGACTTAGCCAAAGCGAACAAGAAGCTATTGATCGTGCTCAACAAGCTAGAAATGTCACCGCAGCAGCAGCCGATCAAATCCTTTCTGCCAAAGCTCAAGAAATGGGATTGAAACAAAAATCAGGACTTGAGATAGAAGTAGTGGAAGAAAAGCGAAATGCAGGTGATAATAGCGAAAAGTTTGAACAAACTATTGAAGTAGTTCGAGAAGGTGTTCAGCCGATCAAAAGTCGGGGTAGACCAAGAAAATAAGGTAGATTATGAGTGATCCCATTACATCCCCATCATTAACTGGCTTTATTGCTTGGACAAGGGCTGTAATGGGCATTCCCACTACTGCTATTGCTGATAATGATGTCGGCTATCAGTATGCTTATCAGGTCGCATTAGACCTAGTTCCGCTTGATTTTTCAGTTACTTCACCAGATATTTATACTTTAACTGTGTATAACTTGGGTGGTAGCAATTTATTACAATGGCAACAAGATTTACCAGGTCAAACTTTCTTTTCTGATGCAAGATTGGCTTATGGCATGAATAACTTTGTTGCTGGTGTTATCAGTAATGCAGGGGATGTTTCTACTAATGAATCCCTGGCAGTTGGTTTAGGATTGCAAAATCTAGATTTGATTTCCTTGCAAGCGATTAAAAATCCCTATGGCAGACAAGCTATGGCATTTATGCAATCTCTTGGAACTCTCTGGGGGCTAACTTGATTCTCCATCTTGGGGTAATTGATGTCCCAGAGCCCGAAGGGAACACCACCTATGGGGTGGCTACAGAATTAGAAGAAAAATATGAATTATTTTCAGTTTTTGCTAGAGTCTATGAAAAGAAAATAGTCGATGGTCTTACAGAAAGCATGGCAGGGGCTTTAGAAACTATGATGCAAGGGGGTAAGGTAAAAGACCCTTTTGCCGATGCCACAAGCGAGATTGATGGCTATTTCAAGCACTTTTTAAGTTCTCAAGAAGCAGAGCAACAAGGCATACCTGGCACTCCAACTAAAGCTGCTTTAGAAGGTAAAAGCATTCGCTTTAAGGGTAGATTGACAGCTAAAGGCTATGTTAAAGGGAAAAGGGCTGCATTTACCAGAGTTACTGGAGTTCGCAGACCTTCCTTTATTGATTCTGGAGTTTTACAGGCTTCTTTTAAATCTTGGGTTGATTAATGGCAAATGTATTTGAGACTTCAGGCGCAAAGCCACAATTGGCTTCTGGATTGGCAGAGGGGGTCAATACCCTATCTGGTAATGAACAAGTAACCTTTACTTTGTATGTAAAGCTGGTTTTGCCTTTAGATGGCTATGTTTTTTGGGTTAATGCAGCCCTTTTAACTGATACTGCTATTTATAATGCAGCGCAATATGATCGACTGCTTTATGACAACTACAATGGTCAAGTACCAGCTAAGACAATTACTGCTCAAGGATCATTCCATTTAGCCCAAGAATTGCATCAATTGGATGATAGGACTACTACCTACAACCATATTATTTTTACTTCCCTACAACCAATTCAGGATTTTAATTTAATTAATCCTCAATTAATCTATGTTGCCACTTATCAAGGTGTGCAATTTGCTTTTAGTCGTAGGGACAATTATTACAAACAAGCCGATCTTTATCATTATCGTGGTGATGCTTTGTACTCCATTATGGATACTCAGCTTATTGATTCAATGACCGATTTTGATAGTTCTAGTGTGATTGTGTCTAATAGCCTTCCTATTTGGCTGGCACTTAATCAATACTTTCCTTTATATCCATCTTATTTGGTGGATCAAAATTTACCACCACCCTATGCCTCAGTAGACATTGTTGCTTCTGATACTGAAGCAATTGGTCAATTTCCAATTGTAAATAACATAGTTATTAATGGTGGATCAAGCCCCAGCACTCAGACAACAATCAATCAATTAGCAAGCGATACAGTTAAAATTTCCATCTATGGAATTCGCAATAATGAGGCTTTAAACTTTGCTAATTATGTGTTTCAATACAGCATGGATACCGATAATATTGGCATTCAAAATATGCCTATAATGAAGGATGAGAAAGTTACTCAACCTGAATTTGGCATTATTGCAATGAAGAAAAGTATTACCTTTAAAGTCAGTTATTACCAAAATACAGTTAATGATATGGCTTTAAAGTTAATTAAATCAGTTTTTGTAAGTTACAACCCAACCCAACCCTAAGTGTAAAAAAGGAGTTATCAAATGGCAATTACCTCAAACCCAGCAGTCATCAATGGTGCAGCTATTACAGGACAAGGCATTAGCACTTTCCTTAATGTTACTACCACAACCCTCGTTAAAGCAGTTAAAGGTCGCATCGTCAAAGTGAATGTGAATGTGGCTGGTTCAGCTAATGGCGCAATTTACGATCATGCCTCTACATCTGGTATTGCAGCAGCTAATTTAGTTGCTCAAATTCCTGAAACAGTAGGCACATATACTTTTGATTTCCCATGTCAAGTAGGTATTGTTGTTGTTCCCCCAACTGGCGGTACTGTTTCTATTAGCTTTAATTAATTAGGGGTCTATTATGACAACTCAAATCGTTACAGTTAATGTAACTCAAACCCTTGCACCAAAACCAAATACTCTGCAAAGAACTGGTGTTTTTGTGTCTCAGGGTGCGACTACATTAAGCGCAAACTCTACTGCACTTTTAACTCAATTTTCTGATTTAACTGCAATTTTGAATGGTGCAATTACTACTTCTTCTATTAACTGGGCAACTGGTGTAGTTACTGTAGTTACTTCAGCACCTCATGGAATTCCTACTGGTGATACTGTTCCAGGCATTATTGCTGGTGTTGTTCCTACTGCCTACAATGGTACTTTCCAAGTTACTTCTACTGGTGCTTCTACATTTACTTATCCTTTGGCAAGTAATCCTGGTACTGTTACAACTCAAGGTGCTTTTACTCTTGAATCTGTACAAGAATTGGTTGCTATGGCAACTACTTATTTTGCACAAGGTTCTGCAAATGCAATTTATGTTCTTGAATTAGGTGCAGGTACAGGCGCACAAGGTGTTACAGCATTAAATAGCTACATTGTTGCTAACCCACAAAAGTTTTATGCTTATGCAGTTACTTATGAGATGTCATCTGATTCCTCATTCTTAACTTTTGCTAAAAACTATGAATCCACCACTTCTCAAGTTTATTTCTGGGTAAAAGAAATAATTGGTACTTATGGTGTATTTAAAAATGTTAAATCTGTAGTTTCAATGTTGCAAGATACAACTGCTCCAGTAACCGAGTGGACTCCTGCTGCAATGCTCTACAATGCCTTAAATTACAACCCAAGCGACACCAATAAAGTTGCTCCAATGGCTTTCCAATACATTGTTGGAGTAACAGCATTTACTGGAACTAATGCACAATGTCAGTTATTAAAAACTGCTAATGTGAACTATGTTGGTACAGGTGCAGAAGGCGGTATTAGTAATACTTTGGTTCTTTGGGGTGTAACTGCTGATGGTCAAGACTACACCTACTGGTATTCAGTAGATTGGGTACAGATTAACATTAACTTGTTTATCTCCAATGCAATCATTAATGGTTCTAATAACCCAATTAATCCTTTGTACTATAACCAAGCTGGTATTAATCGCTTGCAAAAAGTAGCCCAAGGCACTATGAATAGTGGTATTGCTTATGGATTGGTTCTCTCTCCTGTAACTGTAAATGCAGTTCCATTTACTACTTATGTAGCAGATAACCCAAGTGACTATGCTATTGGTAAATATGCAGGTCTTTCTGTAACTTACACACCAGCGAGAGGATTCATTCAAATTGTATTTAATGTGAATGTTTCTAGCTTTGCTTTAGCATAAAGGAATAAATCATGGCAGCCCCATTAATTCAACAAGGCACATTAAATAGACTGCGTGGTTCAGTAGTCTATGCCGAAAATGCAACACTCAATGTAACAGCCCCATATTTGGCTAGGGAAGCAATCAGTATCGCTTTTGAAGGCGATGCAGGTATGTTGATTCCTACCTTAACTGGTGGTGTTACTTCTCCAGAGCCATACCAAATGGCAACTGTTACGATCAATTTGCTTAAAAGCCAGGCATTAGCCGATGCTTATAAAGTTCAAATTGAAACCAATGTGAATGTAGGCGATATATCGGTCATCGCTGATTCGGCAACTTTGTCGGATTATCAGATCGGTAATTGTGTTCTCAAAGGTGTTCGTGATGTTACTTATGATGGTAATGTGCCTGGTTTTGTAGTCACATTAACTGGTGTATACCAAGTCAACTCAGCACTTTGGAGTCTATAAATAGATGAAAATTAATCGAGCCTTGAACTTAGTAATTCCGATTGAATCGGAAAAAGGACAACTATATGTTCACAGCACACCAATCTCAAGAGAAATTTTTGAACAATATTTCTTGGTAATTTCCAAGACTTTTGCTTCAATCTTTTCTCAAGGGCTTGGTGCGATTTGCGGATCAAGAATAGCCTATTTGATGCTTAAACAAACAGCAGAAGATATGGGTATTTGGAATGGAGTTTCTGGAGTCAAGGCTGGATTAGTGAATGAAATTATTAGACTTTCAAATGTAATGATGCCATCCACAAAAGGTTGGAAAAGTATTCCTTTATATACCGCTATTGAAAAAGGTATTTTTGATAGCGAAACAATCGCAGAAATTGAAGGCGAACTCATTTTTTTTACTTGTGTGTCTATGATAAACAAGAAGAATCAAATTCAAAGCATCATGGACACAGTCAATGGCTTATGGGGATCGCAAACAACATCATTAAATTCTATGGAGTTTCAGAATTCCTTGATGATATCGACAGAGGTCGAGAATTCTGGAGAGATGGAGACCACATCGTCTCTGCCTGTTTAGATTATGTAAGTGTTGAAGGATTTTCCAAGTTTTTTGAGGATGTAGATATAGAATATAAGTCAAGCGCACATGAGTTTCGCCAAAGACATATTTTGAGAGCATTAGGAAGAAACAATGGCTACTAAAAGTGTAATTGACATTGATATTAATGATGAGAAATTCAAAGAGTTCCAAAGACTCTTTGAAAAGTATCAGCAATCCCTTGGCAAAATGCCAAATCAATGGGGAAAAATAAATAAAGAAGTTGGCTCTTTACAGGGCAATTTCAATAAAATCCAACACGCTTTGGATACTATTGCTTCCAGATTAGATAAAAATTACAAGACTTTACAAAATACAGATCAAGTAGTTAATAAGACTGAAAAGCATTGGCAGAATATTGGAAAGTCTGCTGCATCTATTACCAAAAATGTTACCGCTACTACTTGGAATCTTTTGAAATGGGGTAGTGTTACTACTGCTTTTGGTTTATTAGGTGCTGCTGGTGGTCTATTTGGTATTGGCTCATTGGCTGGCTCTGCAAATGATACTAGAAGGCAATCTCAAGGATTGGGAGTATCGGCAGGAGAATTAAAAGCTGCTCAAATTAATTTTCAAAGAGTTGCCGATGTTAATTCAGTTTTGGGAAATGTTGCAGCAGCGCAAACTGATGTTCAAAAACAATGGGCTTTCCAGGCTGCTAATGTTAATCCCAATCAAAATGTAGCCCAATTATTACCACAATTGCTTAGAAGGGCTGCTGAAGTATACAAAGCTGGCGAACCTGCTACTGCTCAACAAAGATTGGAAGTAAGTGGATTATCTGCTTTAGGCATTGATGTTGAAACTGCTCGAAGAATGGCATCTTTGCGAAAAGGTGAAATGGATGATATTGAGAGAAAATACAATGCCGATACCAAATCTTTAGCCCTTACTGATGCTTTATTAAGAAGATGGCAAGACTTAGATGTTCAATTAGGTAGATCAAAGCAAAAAATTGAAAATGTATTTCTGACAGGATTGGAAGGTTTAGTCACTCCATTAGAAAAGCTGTCTGATTCATTTTCTAATGCGGTCAAAGTTTTCCTTGAAAGCCCAGCAATTAAAAATTGGATTACTGATGTTGCAAGTCATCTTGAGGGCTGGGCTAAAGATATGACCAAGCCAGAATTTCAAGATGCTGTTAAAAAATTTGCTTCTCAAGTTGTCACTATTGGAGAAGCTGCTGTCAAATTAGCTGAAGCTGTTCTTTGGTTAGCCGATAAGATTAAAGAGCCATTCAATCCTGATCCTAGTCATAATATTGTTATGACACCAGAAGAAGCCAAGAAAAAAGGTGCAATACCTTTTGAGCCTTCTAGAGAAGGTATGAAAGAAGGATTCAAGGCTTGGTGGAATAATTTAAGTGGTGTAAACCCTGAATTAGCCAATGCAGTACAAGCTGCCAATTTGCCTGTGATTAGTGGCTATAGAACTGAAACTGAAGAAGCTAAATTAAGAGATCATATTGATCCTAAAACTGGAAAATGGGTTACTAAAAATAATTTACCTGTAACTCAGCCAGGAGAAGTAAGTCATCATACAACTAGAAGTGCGGTTGATATTAAAAATCCAGAGAAATATTCAGATGAATATTTGGCTCAATATGGTTTATATAGACCATTGGGTTCTAAAGACCCAGGGCACATTGAATTAAAACAAAAACTAGAAAGCGAATCTTCTAACAATAAAGGCTCTGGAGTTCCACAAGCCCCAAATGCTCCAACATCTAATACTGCAAGCACATTAGGTTCTTTAAATTGGAATCCAACTCCAATTGCTTTAAGCATTAATACCACTAAAATACCAGGTCAAGACACCAATGTAGATATGCTAAAAGCTGGTGGATATTACACAAGTATAGGACTTAGATAATGGCAACAAGTGTAGGTCAATCAATTTATCAAGTAGCTTATGAAATATCGCCAATTATTTTGTCGAATGGAATTGCTACATTTGTTCCAGGTAATTTATTGCCAATCATAGCTATTACTGAGGCAGCCAATTTTGGATTTTCTTTATTAAATGGTCAAAATCCATTAAATCTCAATAACTTTTTTGGGCATTTTAGACCTTTGCCTGGTGCTACTTTAGTAGATAATGAGATTGCAATGTATCCTTTTGCAAATCAATCTTATGCTGCCAATGCTGTTATTGCCAAGCCATTAAAGATTTCTATGCTAATGAATTGCCCTGCCAATGTAAATGGTGGATATGTATCCAAAATGATTACCTTTACTGCGCTACAAGCTGCGCTTCAATCGCATATTCAACAAGGTGGAACTTTTATTGTAGCTACACCTTCTTATGTTTATTTGAATTGTATCCTTACTAATTTGACTGATGTATCAAGACCTGATAGCCAGCAACCTCAAAATGCTTGGCAATTTGATTTTGTACAACCTTTGGTATCTCAAGCACCTCAAAATACTCTAGGTGCATTGATGAATTCTTTCCAATCTGGCACACCATTAGCGAGTTAATATGTCAAATAATCTATGGTCTAGTGTTAATAGTGTTATTGGAAATAATAATTCCATTACAACTCCTTTATATGGGGGTTCTTTAAATACTCAAGGTGCAGCATCTACTTATTCTATAAGTCAAAATATTGCCCCAGTTGCAACCAATGTCATTCAATTTACCCCTGCAAATAATTCTAATTTTCAATTTCAAGCTACTTTTGATGGTGCTTCTTACAATGTAATTGTGACTTGGAATATTTATGGTGAAAGATATTATGTCAATATTTATGATTTGAATAATATTTTAATTGTTGCATTGCCTTTAATTGGTTCTCCATTAAATTACAATATTTCATTAACTGCTGGTTACTTTACAACCCAATTAGTTTATAGAGTTGCAAACAATCAATTTGAGATTATCTAATGAGAAGGTATGAAATTAAGATTACCGATCAAGATGGCAATCCAAAGGTAATCAATGGGTCAGATGGGAAACCCATTTTTAATGGTACTTTTACCAGCTATGGCACTAATGGAAGTGTTTTTGGCGCATTTACAGGCACAAAAAGCACAATCCCAGGTGCTTTAAATGTTGAATGGGATTTGCCAGTTTCCACCTTTAATTCTCCTTTAGGGGGAGCATCTTTAAGGGTTTATGGTGTAGGGCTTCCTTTGTTGGCTCAAGCAGCCAATTTCAATCCTAGTGTTGATGGCACTAAATATTGCAATATTGTTATTTCTGGTGGAATGGCAAAAGGGCTTCCTTTAGCAAATCCAGAACAATATGGGGTTTTGATGACTTCTAGAATTCAACAAGCCTTTGGTAATTGGCAGGGAACTTCGCAAACTTTAGACTTTATTATGGTTTTGCCTACTGGCAGCAAAGAAACTCCATTAAATTTTAGTTTTAGTTGCGACAATAATGCACCTTTAGCACCTGCAATTGAAACTACTTTAAAAAATGTTTTTCCAAATGCTTCTGCTGTCAATGTCAACATTATCCCAAATTTGGTTGCTCCTGAACCTATTAAACAACAAAACTTTACTTTAGAGACATTTTCTAAATTTTTAAATGAAAGAAGTAGAAGTATTATTGGGGGAACTACTTATCCAGGAATTCAAGTGTCTTTTGTAGATAACATTATTAATGTCTATGATTACACTATTCCATCCACTTCTGAGCCTATTCAAATTCAATTTACTGATTTAATTGGACAGCCTACTTGGATTGCGCCTTATACATTGACCTTTAAAACTGTCATGCGATATGACCTTAAAGTAGGGGGTCAAATCTTAATGCCTCAACAATCGGCAACTAAAGGTCTTATTTTAACTACTCCACAGACCCAATCACAATTTAAAACTACCTCAAATTTCAAGGGTACTTTTAATATTCAAAGTGTTAGACATATTGGAATATTTAGGCAGGGTGATGCAAATAGTTGGGTTACAGTAATACAAGCGTATGTACCACCAAATTCTACTACTTCAACCTTTGGAACTTTCCACGCATAATGTCCTCTATAGATCAAAAAATATCATTTGCCCAATCTATTAATCTTTTTGCAGATAGAAAGATTAATGATGCTTTGCAAGGATATAGTCAATCTTTTCCTTGTTATGTAACATCGGTCAATGGTTCTATTGTTACTGTCAAATTTGATGTCAATGTTCCAGATGGAATTACCCTTCCTGAAGTAACTTGCCCTGTAGCTGGATCAGAATACATTAGATACCCTATTCAGCCAGGCTGTAAAGGATATTGCATACCTGCTGATGTCAGTCTTAGAAAGGCTTCTGGACTGGGTACTGGAACTCCTGATTTAAGCGATCCAGGCAATTTGACAGCTTTAGTATTTTTCCCTTTTGGTAATACCGCTTTTTTTGCGGTTAATGGCGAATACCTATTTATGTATGGGGAAACTGGGGTAGAAATAACTACCAAAAATCAAGATTGCAAACTGACTTTAACATCCACAGGAATTATAATTGACCTTAATGGTGGCAATTTAGTTGTCAACAATGGCAATACCACTATGAATGGAAATTTGACTGTCAATGGATTAATCACAGGTACAGATGGCTTTGCTATTAGCGGTGGATCAGGTGGAACTATGAGTGTTGATGGAAATATTGCTACTACTGGAACTATTACTAATAATGGTAAAAATATTGGCAGCACTCATGAACATAGCGGTGTTACAACTGGTTCTGGAAATACTGGAGCACCAATATGAGAACTTATGGTCGAGTAAAGAATTCTGCTGGCAATTTAGTTTGGGTAGAAATACAGCAAGATGCTTCTGGCAATTTTGAATATGGATATGCCACTACTCTTATTCAGGTGCTTAAATTAAGCCTAGGAGAGTCACCTTTTTATGCAAACTATGGAATTCCTGCTCAAAGGGCAGTTATTCAACAAGTATTTCCAGATTATTATGTAACCATTACTCAACAACAATTTTCTAACTTTTTTGCCAGTTTGACAATTACTAAGGCACAATTACCTACCCCTACATATAATGTAGATATAGTAACAACTCAAGGTACTAAAATTCAACAACAGGTGGCAGTATGACCATTACAACAGATGTAAATTCTTCAGGTTTACAACCAACCTCACCAACTACTTTGCAATCAGAGTTAATTGCTCTGGTTTCTGCAACAAATCCTGGTTATACAGCCAATTTACCAGGTTCTTTAATTGAAGATATTAGCTCTACCGATGTTGGTGCTTTAGCTTTAATCGACTCAGCTAGAGTTGAATTTTATAATAGTATTACACCCTTTACCGCAAATTCCTTTTTATTAAACCAATTAGGTCAAATTTATGGTGTACAACAAGGCATTGGGTCTAATACTTCAGTCTATGTAACTTTTACTGGAAGTCCTGGATTTGTTATTTCTAAGGGATTTGTGGTATCTGATGGTTCTCATCAATATACAGTTCAAGATGGTGGTGTAATAGCTTCTACAGGACAAAGTGCTGAGTTATATTGCCTAGCTATTAATTCAGGCTCTTGGGCTGTTCCCATAGGCACAGTAACCCAAATCGTTACCTCAGTACCATCTGGTTTAACTTTAAGTTGTACTAATCAAACATCTGGTGTGCCTGGTGCTTCAGCGCAGCCTTTAGAAGATTATCAAGCCCAAGTCATTCAAGCTGGTCTTGCTGTGGCTTCTGGTATGCCAACTTTTTTAAAAACTCAATTACA